TACTACACAGCATTGCTCGACAACGCTGACAATATTTTCGATTGCTTTTTCCAAATCTGGCCAAGCATTCCGGTCAAAACAGTGTACCAACACTGCTGCGCAAGTCAGCAGTTTGTGTGGCGGGACAGGACCCAGCAAAGGAACCACTTGGTCAGCAGTTCTTTTTTCGGGAAGTTTTGTAAGTAGTTTTCTTTCGCCACTGTTTGTCTCCGAGTACACGCGCAAACATTTTTCAGCGCCTTGATCTGGATCGCCGAATATTTTGTTGAATGGTGCCTCCTTTGGCACACACAAATTGCCTTTTTGCAAGAAATGCGAAAATGCGATATCTGTTACTTCTACGGTCTTCGCACAGCTGCCATAATCAATTCTGACAACGTTCATTTCGTTTTTGGTTGTCGAATTCCAAAGCTGCTCACCAAGAATATATTAATATTGACAATCGCTGATTTGTTTTTTATTCAAGTGCATTCAAATCGACATGCCATTGGCTTTGACGATTTTCTGAAATATACCAGGTCCATGTATCGTTCGATTGTGCTGTGTGTTTTTTGATACTGACTTGCAACTCTTTCACGCTGTTGCAAACTACATCGCCAAAAAAGTCGTTCAAGCGGTTTGCGGCGCTCACTGTGACTGAGTTTGATTGGTAGTCATAAAAATGTTTGATAAACAAGTGCGTGACGTCTACCAGATACTTATCGGCGCCGTACAGCGCTTTGATAGAAGTTGCTATGCCTGCATTGTCTTTTTCGTCCCTGACAGGCACGAAAGCACTTTCGTGTGGTTTGTAAACTGTGAAAATCAATTCCCACGTCCATTCAAGATACCGACTTGTGTAAAAATTGTCCAGCGGACTTTGATGCGGTACACCGCGACCTGTGCCTGTGGAGTTGGCCACGAGCCAATCATACATGTTTTTGTAAAATGTGCGAGGCAACGAGCGGATGCGGTCACGCGAAACAACGAATTGGGCGCAGCCTCGCTTGTTTGCTGTGAAATCTTTATACTGGTGTATGTTGCCAAAATAAGGCTGCATACATGCTTTCCACCAACCCGATTCTAGCATTCTTGTCACTTTTCTGCCTTCTTTGATCGGTTCTAACAGCCAAGTATTGAAGTTGAAGAAGCCGCGCGTTTTCGACTGCTTGTAGTTTTTTGGCAGGTCCGCGTTATTGAGGATGTCCACCAAGCTTCCATTGTGGTGCCACTTTCGTTCGTACTGATGAACATAGACGACGTTTTGCGGCAATATATCATAGAATTCGTAGACAAATTTCAACAGATTCGTTTCAGATTTTGCCTTATTGCGCGCGTTGTACGGCTCGCGCTCGGGTATATTTTTCGAAAAGACAACGAAAGGAAACGCCAGTTTGTGGCGCCACTCAATGTCGCCGTGATGAAAGTTAATGATCGTCAAAAATTCTGTGTTCTCATTCCAGCTGCAATTGTGCAGTTCAATGCCAATTGTTCGAGTTGCCGTGACTTGTCGAACCAAATAGCTGTTTTTTGCGTGCTGCTTGACATATCGACTGACATTCAGGAGCACATTAGTGTGAACATTACGCTCAAAAATCTGTTCCTTAACAAAATCCTTGACGCGCAACGAGATGGCACACGACCGCATCGCGTGCCAATTCGCGTCGAAGTGTCGTACTGCAGAGAACTGCGACCAATGCACTGGACCAATGGTTGACGGTACAAGTGAATGTCGGTCTCGCGCTATAGTTGAAACAAACGAGGCCTGTCGTTTTTTGTCGTCATACACTCGCTGCAAGCTTTCCAAGTGATTCGCATCCCAAGCCATCTCGTCTGTTGCATGAACGTAAATGCAGTCCAGCTTAGCGTCGTAGCACAAACCAAGGACATGGGCTACGGCTGCCGCCCGAACGGTAGACGTAGGTTCATTCAAGTTGACAAAGTGGGATTTGGACGTGTCAATAAAGCTGTGAAACGATCCAAACTCTTTTTTGTCTGCGTAGCGGTTGCCGACAACGATGACAAACCAACTTTTGTTGATTTTTTGTTGCTCATTGATGTGCGTAAGAATTTGTTTGATTCGTGGCACCGTTGCACCGTCTGCACGATGTGTCGCTTCAACGGCAATCACAAATTTGGGTTTGTTCTGAATCAGTTTGTCCATTACGCTTGATTGTGCATCAATATTGATTTTTGTATTTCGACGGGACAAAGCATACAAAAGTGATCGGAAGATTTGTCAAAAATACGCAGTGTTTTCAAGCTTGTGAAAATAACATTTATTCAATTGGTGGAGGTGGCTGCAAAGGTTCTGGCTTGCCTAGATCAGCTGACTCCTGTGGTGTTTCATCATCAGGTTGTCGCGCCGGCGGCGGTCCAGACGGTGGCCCTGGAATTGGCGGAGGCTGCACAGGCAACTTGAACACTTTGCCTACATCTTGAGGATTCACTTGCAACAGGTTTTTCCAATCCTCACTGTAATACAAGCGAAAGCCTGCGCCCAAAACTGTCAAGAGAGCAATGCCGCCTGCCATACCAGCCACGGTGCGCAGCAGTGTTTCGTTGTCCTCGGTGGCTATGGCGCCGATGGCAACAGCCACAATGCCGAAAGACAAAATCATAATCACGACCCAAAAAATACTATAAGCATTCCACGGCTGATTGACTGGATTGTAAAACCAGCGCAGGCCTTCTTTGGCTGCAGTTTTGCCAGCTTTCACTTGCTTGCTCAGTTTGTTTTTCGCATTCATGGACATTTGGACAGAAGTTCTTTACTAATAATGAAGTTGTTACAAATGTTTTTTTTCACTGGTGCTCGCGCCCGGGCGGATGCGAAGACGGTTCTTGCACCGTGCGACAGCGCAACTTTGTAATCCCTGTCTGGCGTTTGTTGGCACGTGCCAGCGAGTCAGCCTTTCGCGCCGCCGGGCAGAACAACTGATGCTCTGGCCAATGTAGATCGGCGCATCGTTCGCTGCAGTAGCGTGCCGTGTTGCAGCGACACAGAAATGTCTGTTTGTTTTGAGGGACAGAAGGCGTATTCTTTAGCTGCACATGCGGAAACTCTGATGGCCACAATTGGTGCATATATGCGCTGCAATGAAAGCAGTACGGAGCGCACATCACTGGCGGATCGTTTTCGGCGCGCTTCATCGGCGACTTGCTCATTGCTTCGTAAGAAAACAGCATACATTTTTCGACACAGTCTGCCGGCTGCGCCAATATGTGCAGCCTGAATGTATTCAGCACTATCAGACTGACCGGTGAAATGTGGAGCATCACCAGCAGCTTCTTTGCGTGACACAGAAAGTTGTTCAAGAACTTGAGCAAATGCCCTCGCAAGCACTGCACCATTGAGGCGACCATCACTCGCTCTTTCTCAATCAATCCGCGCGGCAAATGCTCGGTGCACAAAAGACGTTTTTGCAGTTTTTTTGCTCTCTCTGCATCGCTCAACAATGCAATGCGTGGGTGCTCCGCAAATTGAGCCGTCAATTGACGACACTTCTTGGAGCCGTACTTGCGACGAGAGAGACGTTTAAAGTCGTCATTGTACCGTAAAAGCGCATTTTGTGGCAGTAGATAGGTGTAAAAAAGCACAAAAAACTGTGACAGCACGCTGTCCGCTTCTATGCACACCGGTGCCAACAGTGCGTAATTTAAAGCGTTAAACAAGACGCGATCGACAGATGTTTTTCGCAACTGATTTTGTTCTTGCAGCAACAGCTTTCGAAAGTCCAATGCACGGAGGTGAAGTAGCGCGCAGCACTTTTCCAATACCACAGTGTCTTTCACAAAACAATGCCGGTCTGTCCAACCAATTTGACGCAGCAAGCTGTCGGTATCTACGCTTATTGTTTCCGGTTTGACGGCACCGTTCACATTTTCCAGGAAAGCGTCGAAAAAAGAAAGAATGCCAAACGCCAAGTTCAGAATCAGACGCATGTCGTTGAGAAATACGCTCAAGTACGCAAAATCCTCCAATATGGTGCTGAACCACTCGCCGTGCTGCAGGTAAGTGCGCAACCAAGATACGCAAAACTGCTCGCCGACAGAAACCGACAGATAGTTGGAAAAGTAGAAGCGATTCGCCACTCCCTTGTCTTGTTGTTCAAAGCTGTCGTAAGGCAAAAAATTGTCCAATTGTGGGCAAACTTGATCGTCAATTGCAGTAGCAAACTTTTTAGTATCCTCCAATTGCTTTCTCACTTTTGCATCGTCGTGTTTGCAGTGCTTCACCTCTTTGTCAGCAACAACTGCTCCGATGCGCCGAATAATAGCAGTTTCTTCTGCGCAGCACTGACAAAATACCGTTTGGACAATTGCATTTGAGACGTTGCCGAGTGTGTCGCCCGACGGGTTCTCTCTGCGGTGTGCGTTCATCATCAAATAAAAGATTCGCGGGAAGGGTCTGAAATTTTTTCGTCGTCATTACCCAATCCGTCAGCCTCCTCACGTCTGAATACAAACGCAAAATGCAAAATGATGCACAGCGAAGCGCGCACGAAAACATCTGCACCGGATGCAGACAGCATGGCCGTTGCCTAGACCAATACTTGTTGCAGCAATTGAATTCAAAGCAAAACTACGGCGATGACTGTGCTAAACCCAACAGAGACAAACAAGCCTGCCGCACGGAACAGTTTTTCGAACAAACGATGCCCATGATGAAGAAATTGCGTCAAGAAGGCAAACAGCAGCAATACGAAGAACTGCTGCAGTCTGTGGCAGACAAGGTGGTCTTGTCGAGCAGAGCAAACGAACCTGCCAGTATTAGGGAGATTTTAGCGCTTGAGTGCAGTGAAACGTACAAAGAGTGGAGCAACAAAATTGCTTGCGAAGAATTTGCCTTTTGCGACCTCAATGAAGTGCTTAGTATCTGACTGACTGCAAAAAGCCTTTTTTTTTCAGTCACCGTTTATTGAGCAATAAACGAACAGACTATCCTGATTGCGCGCCTAATTCGCAAACAAAATTGACACCAAGTACGAGACGATGACCGACAGCACTGAAATTTTGCGAAAGCCGTACCTAAATGCCAAGGTCAGCAGAGCCATCGACGCCGCTGACAACGTGCGCCAAAACTACAACGACGCCATTTCCGCTTTGCAGAATGCACGTCAAACGCGTGACAATTTGCTGGCAGAAGAAGAAAAGGCTCAGCGAGCCCAGTTGGACGAAGCGCTGGCCGATTTGGAACAAGTACAAGCCGAAATTGCAAAGCAGGCAAACGCATCCAGCCAAGTGTTTGAGACCGCCCGTGGAGCCGAGGCCAAACTTCGCATGGCCAAAAGACTGCCTTTCTTGAGCAAGGAGCGTCGCGAAACTTTGCAAAAAAGCAAACAAAGCGAAGAGACGTTGCGCTACGTTGCTCTGGCGCGCTATTTGCTGCGCACTGTGGCTGCTGGAAATGACGATGAAAAGAGTTCATTGGTGCGCGGCAGTGGCACGAGCAGCAGCGAGACGCCCAATCTTATCGAAGAATTGTCACAGACATTGTCTGTCGACGAAAGCGATTTGAGTGAGGACGAAAAAGGCCTTGCCGACGAGTTTAAGCAGAGGCTGGTGGCTCTTGTCAATCAACTTCAATCGGACCGTCAGAAGTACGAGCAGGCTTTGGTGGACAACAAAGTGCTGGCTATGCGTCTAGATCAATTGGACGAGGCGGCCGCCATCGCGCAGCAGGCAATCGACAATGCGGAGAGCGCCGACCCCGATCCACGTCTGCAACGACTGCGCGCAGAACTTTCGCAATTCAAAGCACTGGAAGAGCGACTGCAGCAGACAAAGGCTCAGCGAAAGGTGGAGAGTCTGGAACTGCAGATGCAGACAACGGTGCAGGAAATTGTCCGTTTGGTGCACGGTCAGCGCAGTATGGCACTAGAGCAATTGTTGGCGCGTTTGGCGTCGTCTGTACGCAAACAATTGGCAGAAAAGCGGCAACTGTCGGCAGCAGAGGCCGAAGAGTTGCGCGAAAGCCTTCAAGCTGTACAGAGCAGGCGCGAGGACTTGGCTGCAACCACAGAGAAGCGCATCATGCAGGCTGACTTGGAGATCTCCGAAATGGAGCAAACTTTGTCCGAGTCACAAGATGCCTATGCCGACACCCTCAAACAGTTGAGCGAGGCTCAAGCAGACATGAAAGAACTGAAGCTTTGGCCACAGTCACTTGTCGGCAACCCCAATCGCATTCAGCAGGCCATCGTAGCCGCGCTGCAACAATTTGACATTCGCGTGCTGAAGCTGGCAGATGCCACCGCGGACGAAATAGATCCCGACACTGGCAAGTATGTCAGCTGTCAGCCGCCGATCAAGTTGAGCGAGTATCAGAAAACGCTCAAACACTACTTGAACGACGGTTTTGAGGCGCTGCCGGGCGTTTTGTTGTTGTGGGAACCGGGCACGGGCAAAACAATTGGATCGATGGTGGCAGCGGTCGAAAATTTGCGTGTGCGTTTTGTTGAACAGAACGGTGCCGAGCAGGCACAGTCGCCGAGCGCTGTCGACATTCTAATTCTGGGCTTCACTGAGGACAACCTCAATGATTTCAGAAAAACGCTGCTCAGTGAGTTGGACAGAGTGTTTGACGATGCCTACAATGTTGACAAGGAAACTGGCAGCATGAAAGACGGCAATGTTGCACTGCGCCTGAGCATCGATGGTAGTGACGGCGAAAGCAGACTGGCTCTAGTGTCCAT